ACCGTTTCAGCGTGTCTCGTGATTTCTGGAGGCGTCGCAACACCTCCCGTTCAGGAAGAAAGACAGTCACAGTCATATCAGTGTCATATTGAGAGAATCTAATTCAGTATGCAAGCTGTTTATTAAATCGTCTGGTTATGTCACGAGGGAAGAGACATAAACACAGGGAGGTGTGATGGCGGACGCGTTACGGTGCACGGCGAAGAGTAAGACCACGGGGCAGCAGTGCAAGAACCTCCCGATCACGGGCGGGACGGTCTGCGTGTCGCACGGCGGGAGTATTCCCGCGGTCAAGGCGGCAGCGCAGCGGAAGATGATCGCGCTCATTGACCCGGCGCTAGCGGTCCTCTACCGTGCCATGGTGGAGTGCGACGAGTGGCCGTCTCGGATACGCGCCGCGCTCGGGGTGCTCGACCGGGCCGGGATGGGCGTCGCGTCAACCCTGACACTCGATACTGAGAAAACGGATCTGTCACAGTTGAGTATGGCGGAGCTCCGGGACCGCGCGAAGGCGGTCACGGAGCGGTTCGCGGATCTCGACGAGCCGCCGCCAGAGCCGGCTGAAGACCCGACCGCGTTCGGGGAGGGGCCAGTGCATTAGGTCGGTCAATCGTCATCCTCTTCCTCACCCGAAAAATCTACAGTGATAGACATCACCCGCCCGTTTTTGATCTGAGCGGTCACCGGATACGACCCATCGCCGTAGCCCGTTCCCACGCAGACGCCCACACCGTCGAAAGTTTGAGTGATCGGTTCACCGGGCTTGGCGCTTTTGCGCGTCAAATCGAAAAACGACGACCAATCTCTGCCGGGATTATCCATCGCGCCATCCGGTAGCACGTAGCACGGATCCCCAATCCAGCAGCGGCCGGAATCGATATGAATGTGTCCAACAATTTTTTTCATTAGGACCTCTCCGAGAGATAAAAACCGATACAACCAATGATGAAGAGGGTCACGGCTGCGACGATGGCGACGGTGGCGTCAGGCATTTGCTGTCCTCCCACGGCTACTTATTGACGATGAGGGTCAGTCCAAAATCGTCCGCGATGCGCTCCAGCGTCGGCCGCAGAGCATTACGCGTCGCCGCTCCGGCCTCACCCCGAGCGACTAGACGATCCGACCCCGTTAGATCGATATACAGCGATCGATACCCCAGTCCCCCGTTCCATTTTTTTCCGCCGTTACTGGAGGTGGTCTCGATGTATATACGCCGTCCCTCCCAGATACGCACCGCGCGGACGCCAGCATAGGTGGGCAGCGTGTCGAGCATCTGTGCACTAGTTGTCTTTGCCATCGGGTATCTCCTCTTGAGTCTTAGCTAGTCAGCTACTGGATCGAAACAAAGTCTGCCCAGCATTCCCACCCAGGTTCGACCTTCTTCTGGCCGCGCTCGATTTCGTTGATTGCGTCTTTGGCTTCTCGCTGGGTCCGATATCCAGGGCCGCGTCGATCTTGGATGTTACTTCTGACCCCATCGCTATCGTAGGACTCGATCCGGTCGATATACCAGCGATCTAGGCGGTCATCTGTCGTCCCCGAATACGCTCCGCGACTTAGGGTGTAGCCCTTGTAGGTTTTTTCTGTCTTTGTCATTTGCATCCCCTCTAGAGTTACGATATCTGCATTAACCATACAAGTATTATACAGTGTTTCGAGTATATGTAAAGACTTTTTTTTGGCCTGTAGTTATTGACGCTGGTATAGGATCCGGCGATAATCCACTTATGTCCGATGCTGCGGCGCTGGCGGACATCGACGGCCTCTTGAGCCTTGAGGCCGAGCTCGGCCGGCGGAGTCTGCACGACTATCTCCGAGGCATGTGGCCGACCATCGAGCCGTCGACACCGTTCCAAGATAACTGGCATTTGGGAGCCATCTGCGAGCACGAGCAAGCGGTCCTTGACTACCAGATCCCGAAGCTCTGCATCTGCGTTTGCCCTCGGTCTGGGAAGTCGATCACGACCTCGGTCGCGTTTCCGACGTGGGCCTGGACGCGCGATCCCTCGGTGCGGTTCCTGTTCTCCAGTTACAGCTCCGATCTCTCGCTTGAGTTCGCGACGACCGCGCGCCGGGTGATCGACAGTCAGTGGTATCAATCACGGTGGGGCGTGAGTCTCGCTATCGACCAGTCGACGAAATCCTATTACTCGAACACCGCCGGCGGCTACCGGATCTCGACGAGCGTCGGAGGCAGCGCGACGGGAAAAGGTGGCGACGTGTTGGTCATCGACGACCCGCACAACCTCAAGCTGATTGCGAGCGACGTGGTGCGCGCGGCGGATCTGTCGTGGTTTACGAAGGTCTGGAGCAGCCGGCAGAATCATCCGCGCCACGGACGGCAAGTGGTCATCATGCAGCGTGGCCATGAAGATGATCTGGTGTCGCTCCTGCTCGACCAGGGCGACTGGACGTTCCTCAAACTGCCGACCGAATATATCCCGCGCCAGTGGACCTCACCCATCGGGTGGTCGGACCCGCGCACGACGGCGGGCGAACTCCTCCACCCGGCGCGCGTCGGACCGACAGAAGTGGAAACCATTAAGCGTGAGCTCGGGCCGGTCGATTATTCGTGCCAGCACGCGCAGGAACCACTGCCCGAGATTGGCGGCATGTTTGAAAGGGGCTGGTTCGAGATCATCCCGACACGCGACCCAGACCCGCTGATGCGTGTGCGGTTCTGGGATGCCGCTGGGAGTGAAACGGAACGATCTCCGTATACCGCCGGCGTGCTGATGGCCGAAACACGCGACGGGAAGTTCATTATCGAAGATGTGCGCCGCGCCCGGCTCACGGCGGCAAAGGTGGATCGCTGGATGCTCGACACGGCCCGCGAAGATGGCGTCGGCGTTGACATCGCCGAAGAGCAGGAGCCAGGCAGCGCGGGAAAGTCGGTGATCGCGTCTCACCGCACGCTCCTCGCCGGGTTTTCCTATACCGGCATCCCGGCCAGTGGTGATAAGGTAACCCGATGGAAACCGCTCGCCAGTCAAGCGCGCCCGGCGCTGAAAGAAGCGTTCGGAAAGGTGCAGCTCGTCGAGGGGGCGTGGAATAAAGAGTTCCTGGACGAAGTGGTCGCCAATAAACGTAGCAAGTTCAAGGACCAGCTCGACGCCGCCGCCGGCGCGCTGCATCAGCTCCGCGTGGCCCCGAAACCTGTGCGACAAGTCCGGGCGTGGTGGGGGTAGCTAGTGGCAGAACTCAAGGCGAAGGCGCGGAAGCGCTCCGCGACGATTGTGCAGAAAACGAACGGCGGGAAGCGCTACCGCTTCCCGATGCCGGACAAAGCGCACGCCCGCAACGCGCTCGCGCGACTCGGGCAAGCCAAGAACCTCACCGCGGCGGAGCGGAAAAAGATCCGCACGCGCGCGAATAAAATCCTGGAGAGATAACCGGTGCCAGTCAATACTCCGCGAACGGATTACGACGCCGCGGCGTCGATTTGGGAGCAGATGCGCGCGGTCTACAGTGGCCGCGCGGCGGTGATCAAAGCCGGCGAGAAATACACCCCGAAACTGCCGGCGGCGTCCCCGGCGGCGCAGGATGCCTATCTCAATCGCGGGAACTTCTACAACGCCCTCCGGCGCACCGTGACGGGCCTCGTCGGGGGTATTTACCAAAAAGCTCCGCGCTTCGATGTCCCGGCACGCGCTCGACCGTGGCTCGACGACATCACGCTCACCCATATTCCGATGGGGGCGTTCGCGCTCGAAGCTACCTCGGAAGTGTTACTGATGGCGAGGTTCGGCGTGCTCGTGGAAATGGCCAGCTCGACACCCTACGGCGAGACGCGCCCGTATCTCGTGAGCTTCACGGCTGAGAATATTATCAACTGGCGCACGAGTAACCTCGGCGGGGATGACGTGCTCACGCTCGTCGTGCTGCGGGAAACGCCGACCGTTCTCGACGACAAAGACCCGTTCCAGGTCAAGCCTATCGAGCAGTATCGCGTCTTGAGTCTCGACGAAGACCTGCGCTACACCCAACAGCTCTGGCGGCGTCCTGACCAGTCGGGTGACTTCGCGCCCTACGGGGAGGCCGTGATCCCGCTCCGCCGTGGGGAGCCGCTGAACTTCATCCCGTTCACCTTTTTTGCGCCGTCTTACTGCACACCGGACATTAAAGATCCACCGCTCGTCGACTTGGCGAATATCTCGCTCGCGCACTGGCGGAACTCCTGCGACCACGAGCAAGGGCTGCACCTCGTCGCGCTCCCGACGCCCTACGTGTCCGGGATGAAAGGCGGCGGTGACGATTCAATCCTCCAGATCGGCCCCTCCACGGTCTGGATGCTCGACAAAGACGGCAAGGCCGGCATGGTCGAGTTCACGGGCGCGGGGATGAAGTCGCTCGAAACGGCCCTCGAACAGAAGCAGCACCAGATGGCGACGTTAGGGGCTAAGCTCCTCGAAGAGCAGCCGACGCTTGCGGCGGAAACCGCGACGGCGGTCCTCGCGCGGCACGCCGGCGAGCACGCCACGCTTCGCACGGTGGCCGAGGCGATGCAGCAAAGCCTTCGGCAGATTCTCCAGACGATGTCGTGGTGGGACGGGCTGGAGTCGCGGCCCCTCGATGTCCCGGTCGAAGTGACACTCAACACCGATTTCTTGCAGGTGAAGGCGCAGCCGCAGGAAATTCAGACGGCGTTGATGACGTTGCAAGCCGGCGAGATCAGCTACCAGACCTTCTGGAACCTGCTCACAGAAGGCGGATGGGCGCGGAATAACGTCTCTGCTGACGAAGAGCGCCGCGAGATCAGCCGCGAACCGGACCAGCTCCCGCCGCCGACTGAGGAAGTGATCAAGGTCGAGCGATGAGCCACACGGAGGATCACCGGGAACTCACCGACCTGGCCGACACCTACGAGCCAAAACTGCAAGCGCAGTTCGAGCGCGCCGCCAGAACACTCCAGGCCGGGGTTAACCTTGACCGCCTGACCCTCGCGCTGGCCGATGGCGACCC